GGAGGATCGCGAGGTTTTTCGGGGTTATCCTGTTTGGGGATTTCCTGCGACCATTGCAAGAGCGAAGCTATATACCCTTCGAGGCCGGTAGGCATAGGCGGCGCGGGCGGCGGCTGCCTATTGTTGATGTGCCCGGTTAGCGTTGTCATGTACGACATGGCGATAGAGAGCGCCATGCGCGCCCGGTCTTGCCGCTCATATGCTGCTTGCTGGATAGCGCGGGTATCACGCTCCATCGAATCCATGCGGGACTGCAATGTCTCGTTCTGCTCCTGCAAACGTTGCACAAGAGCGGCTTGTGTACCTACCTCGGCCTTTGTCCTCTCTTGCTCTAACGCGAGCTTAGTCTTTGTGATCTCCGCCTTTGACTCAGTCTTTTTGGACGCCCATAGCACTAATGGAGATGCACATGCCCCGAAGATCGTCCCTAACAGACCGTATAAAGCAGAGGGGTCAAGATAAGGTGGCATTATTGTCGTTTCATCTCGATTCTTCCTAGCTCTTCGTGAAGAATCCCACGAGGTTCACAATGACATGGCGGCCTTCCTGCAATGGGATGTCCCATGATTTCACAGACCGGTCGCCGACAGTGGCATAGATTTGCCCTGCCTGCCCAGGAATAAGCTGTGTCTCAATCAGCCCCGCGGGTGCGGGTGCGTCAGCAGGCCATGTGAACAACTTTTCATCGTTTGCGAAATTTCCTCGGTATGTAAAGTCCATGTGAATCAAGCCGAAACCTGTTAGGTTATCCACCTGCACATAGCACCGCTCCGCGCCGTTTGATGTTGTCTTTGTCGTGGCATGGGTGAGGTTCCATGTCTTCGAGCCGGTCTGCACAGGGCCTTGACCGGGGCGAGTGGTAGACATGTAGTTATTCACCTGGATAAACACATCGTCACCTTGCGGCGAACGTGTTCGGACAGGCACGCCCGTCCAACCTGAGGGCGTAGCCACGTCACGAGAGACGCAGTTTACGATCGCTAACCCCTTGAACCATGTCTCGACATAGTAGGACCAGCGTGCCCCGCCGTCTGCTTTACGGGCGCTTCGAGATGTGCAGGCGTTGAGGACAGTCCCGTCGGTTCCTTCATTGAGAACGTAGAAGTCCGACGCTTCGTTGATTTTCGCGGGCGCAGTAACAGTTCCCTTGTATGAGGATGATTCGGCGCGGCATTCGGAGAGGACATTATCACCGTAAGCGACGATAAAACCATGCCCACCATTTTCCTGCGCCTCGCATTCGACAAAGGCGCACTTAGTAGCGCGGATATACCATCCTGCTCCGTCTTTCTGGTTTCGGCGGTTAGCGGTGGATGGTGCTCCGGCCGCTACGTCTTGCCCGGCGGTCGAACCTGTGGGTAGAGCGTAGAGGTCTGCAAATGGTGCGGCGCGGTGCGTGTACCATGACGTCGAGAGAGAGAACTTCGTTTGCGAGGTCCACACCTCAATGCCTGCGTATCCGCTCTTTGATTGGTTTGAACCGCCAATGTCTGCACCGAAAAATTTATTATCGGCTGCACCGCCGGTTCCTTCCGGGTGTCCCACTGGTTTACCTACGAGCAAACCTGATTGGCCGCAGTGGCGGGTTTTCAGTGAGAAAACTTTCATCGCTTGATCGTCGATGCCGATGATTGCCGCGCCGGTTTCCATTCCCCAAATCTCAAGGAAATTCAGAGTAGGTACGGCGTCCGGGTCTGCGGGGTCTTTCCCCAAATCCGTGTTGAAACAGATACCGCACAGATTTGGTATCCATTGCTGATGTTGGATGCCAGATTTGCGGGATCGGATCATGAGATTTGAGACACCGAAACGCAGACATGTGGGGTCTTGCAGACGCTCTTCATAGGTGCCCGTGTGGAAAACGCCGGTCTTTTTCACGATGGTTTTATCTGTCGTGGCGACAATCTGAGTTGCGGTTCCTTCGCCGTAGACCTGCACAAACCCCTTGAGCTGGATAAACGGGTAGCTAACCTTGTAAATGCCGCCGGGGATGAAGACCGCGCCACCGCCTAATGCGGCGACAGCATCGACAGCATCTTGAATAGCTTTTGTGGAATCCTGTGCGCCGGTCGGGTCTGCCCTATACGGTGCGTCCAAAACGTTCACACTTCGAGCGGATTTCGGCTGCGCGGCCGGTACCTGCACGTTTTCGAGAGCTGTTAGACGGCGGATAATCCCGGAATCGTCATAATTACTCCCGTCCAGCCCGTTCTTACCAGGTT